TAAAACAATCGGAACAGCCATGCAATTGGGGTATCCGGGGAGCGACAGCCGTAGTTCAGATTCGGTAAAAGTGAACCGTATCTCCGGAGGGGACATTCCCTTTGGTGCGGCCGTTGTCCTCAACTCCGATAATTCGGTCGCTGCCTTTGGCGCGACTAACACGGATGCCAACTTCTTAGGCATCGCCGTGCGCACAGTCAAACAACAAACCGATGTATTCGAACCCGCAGGGGGCTACAAAAATGGCGACCCCACGGACGTAATGGTACGCGGTAGCGTAATCGTTGCGTTCAAGGGGCAAGGCACACCCACCGCAGGTGGGAACGTGTTCATTCGCATTGCGGCAAACGCATTGCTCCCCACTGCCGCAATCGGTGACATCGAAGCACAAGCGGACGGCACGAACACTTTGCAACTTACAAACTTGCGTTTCACCACGGGACGGACTGATGCCAGCGGCGTTGTTGAAATTTCCGTGTTGACACGCAGAATATAGGAGGTAGCGCATGAAAAGTATTCCGAGCGGCCTCATGGGAATGGACGCGCCGATGCTTCAACTGCCCGGCTCAAATTCTCCTGTTGGCTTCATGAACGACTCCGCCCAAGCTGGCGGACTTGCATTTCTTGTCGGGGAACTCGAAAAACGAGATCCCAAACTGTTAGAACCGTTAACATCTACCACTTGGCCGCGTGACATTATTGCCAAAACGGGTGGCGGCTGGCTTGAATTTACATCAAGCTACAACGTTTCCTACGCATCTGTCGGCTCTAACGAAGGCGGCATTATCGGCGGCCAAACCACGGAAATCCCCACAGTTCAAGCCGACATCGGCAAAGACTTGTGGCGTTTATTCGTATGGGCAAACAAGCTGGCTGTGCCACTTGTTGACCAGAAGAAACTCCAAACAATGGGCAGAAGCCTTGATGAACTGCTCGACAAGGGCTTGCACCTTAACTGGGATAAAACCCTTGACTCGAACACGTATCTTGGTTTCCCCGCCATTGGCACAGTTGGCCTCGTAAATAACCCCGATGTACTGGCTTCAATGGTTGCACCGGGCGCGAGTGGTACAACCGAGTGGGCTTCCAAAAATCCCGATGAAATATTGGAAGATGTAAACCAACTCATCAACGACACTTGGGAAGATTCCGAGTACGACTTGACGGGTATGGCAAATCATATCCTTATGCCGCCCGAAAAGTACACGCTCCTTGTAACGCGCAGAATTGGTGATGCGGGTAGCAAATCCATTCTGACATACCTCTTGGAAAATAACATCGGACGTAACCAAGGCATCGACCTTGTAATCTTCCCGTCCCGCTGGTGCATTGGCCAAGGCGAAAACGGCACAGACCGCATGGTCGGTTATGCCAACAACGCCGACACGGTGCAATTCGACATGACCGTACCTTTGACCCGTGTAATCACTCAACCGTCTGCGGAAAAGATGGCATATATCTCTACCTACGCTGGCCAATTTAGCCAAGTGAAGTTCAAGAGAATGCAACCCATCAAGTACCGCGATGGAATCTAGGAGGAGGCCACTATGTTAATAATTGCAAAAAAATCTTATCGTTTCGCATTCTATAAAGGGCGCGAACGCGTTAAAACATTCGATGTACAACGTAACCTCGTTGTTACTGTCCCCGAATGGGTAAAGGATGACCCGATGTTCGTTGCGGCCAAGGCTTGTGGGAACATCAGCATCCTCGAATCCCACAAAGATGCGCATATGGATGTCGTAGATGCGGTTATGGCTGAAGCTAAATCATTGGGCATTCCTAACCCTGGCAATATGACCCTTGACCAGTTGCAACGTGCCATCGAAGATGCGCGTAAACTGGCTGACGGCAGCGGCAAGTCGGATAACGACCCGCCTCCACCTCCACCCGGCAGCGGCACAAATGATGATGACGAAGAAGACCTCGAACCAATCACCGACAAGCCTCTTGCTGAAAAATCCGTAAAGGAAATGCGAGCCGTTGCTAAAGAACGTAGCATTCCTGTTCCCAAAGGCACAAATGCGGAGGCGTTACGTCAGTTGCTCGCTGACAATGGCGTTGCATAATGCTGTTGTATGCCACGGATGCGTCTGCGTTTCGGCAAAGAGTGCCCTCTATTATTCGAGTGGCTTCCAATGTCCGAGGTGGGCCCAATCCGCCGTATGATGTGTACACTTTTGCGGAGATGTATCCGCAATTTTTTGAACCGCCCGAAGACCCCGAAGATGTAGCGGACTCACCCGGCTCTATTGTAGATGTCGTCATTCTTGATGCTGGCGACCCTGCACTTCCCGAACTCAAGCCCGTGGGCGTTCCATTAATTTTCGTGGAAGCACTGGTGAATTTAGCCCATGCCTCTATCAAGCACTCGCGTTTTCACGATGCTTGGAAGCTGTGCATGGGCTTTTTCATTGCCCATTTTGTAGTTCTATATCTCGCAACATTCGTTGAACAACCGGCTACGCCATATGAATTGGCAAAGGCAGGGCAAGCGGGTGGATTGCTGTCTTCCAAATCCGTGGACAGCGTTTCTGTAAAGTACGATTTCTCGCAGATGGCAGATGACCTCGAAGGGTGGGCAGAGTTCAAAGCAACCGCGTATGGTTTGCAACTGGCAACCTACGCAAAAATGTTCTCCATGCCGGGTATGTATGTTCATTAACGAGGGGTGAGGCTATGGCATTTGCATTTACTGCTGATGTGAAAATTAAAGACGGCGACAACGCCCGTGCGGTCGAAAACGCGCTTCAAGCCTTGCGCGAAACGCAAGTGCTGATTGGCATTCCCGAAGCGGAAGCTGGGCGCGATGGAAATCTCACCAATGTCGATCTGCTTTATATTCATAGCAACGGCTCACCTCTCGTCGGCATACCTGCGCGACCCGTTATTGAACCCGCACTCGAAAACTCAAAGGAAAAACTGGGTGAGTTAATGTCAGCCGTCGTGCAAGCAGCCGCAAGCGGCGACCTTGCATCAATGCAATCCAGCCACGAAAAGGCTGGGCTGGCGGGAGAAGCTATTGTCCGTGACTGGTTTACCAATCCGGCCAACGCATGGGCTCCCAACTCCCCCGAAACCAAAAAGGCAAAGGAGCGCAAAGGAAGCACTGACCCGAAGCCGCTCATCGACACAGGCGAGTTTCGGCGTTCCATAACCTACGTTGTACGGAAAGAGGGTGGATAGATGATTAACGTCCGTGAACTTATGAACGACTCCGATTTTTGTTCATATTACACCGTGGTTCGCACCACGATTAAATGGGAAAAGGGGCGGCAAAAACCATCTACCACTACCAAGCTAAAATATTATGGCCCCGTGCAACCCGCCACTGCTGACGAATTGCAACAGATACCCGAGGGCGACCGTTCACAGGAGATTTTCAAATTCATGTGTGCGCCACCAAAAAAAATCTACATCACCGCCAACAAAGATGATGGAACTAGCGAGAATGACGGCTATGTATCCGACAAAATCATTTATGACGGCACACTATGGAAGATTATCCGCGTGATGAACTGGCGAGCGCACGGCTACACGCGAGCGTTTGCCTACAGCATCGGGGAGGTATCGGACAATGGCTGATATTACCATGACGGTCAAAGAAATCGAGGATATGTTCCGCGAGGTGCTGTGCTTGATTTTCGAGTTAGACCCCGAAGCCAATCACAAACGCATACGATTTCCGTGGGGGTCTAATGTTGACACATTCAAAACCCTTGGTAGCGCGCCGGACTGGAATCGTGATGAAGATGTCTGCTTCATCTACGCGCTTCCCTTGGACGATATGTACAACCGCCAACGCAACAGGCGTTTCGAGCATCGAGAAGGGCGCGACATTGTAGCCATTGATGAACACACAGACGTTCACAATTTGCTTTTCGTCAATTACGGTCCCAACGCCTACGACTGCGCTCGCATGATTCGAAACAAGATTTTCCAAAGCGATGTACGCCGTTTGCTACGGCAAAACAGATTCCACCTTGTGACTGATATTCCTGCTCCGCGCCGTGTGCCAGAGTTGGTAAATTCCGAATGGTGGAACAGGGTGGACGTGAACATCACGTTCAATCAATTTGTCCGCCTTGAAAGCGAAGCAACAACTATTGAGAGAGTTCGCTTCACCACATCCTTCACAAACAACAGTGATGATGGCTATGTGGAGGATTATAAAGAAGTCTCTCGCAGACGTTCCCCAAAAAAAGAAAGGAGGGCTAAATAATGTCCCTACCCTTAAGCGACATTGTAAGAATTGTTGTAAACCTTTCTCCAAGGGCAGCTATCCGCAGAGGCTTCAACTTGGGGCTTATTGTTGGCACAAGTGAAGTAATCAGCCCGGAAGAAAGGGTGCGGCTCTATTCCAGTATAGATGCCATGATTGAGGACGGTTTCCCAACCGACTCGCCCGAAGTAATCGCTGCACAACGAATGTTCCAGCAACGACCTGCGCCGACCCGTGTGGCAATAGGCCGCCGCGTGGTGCTGGAAGATGTAGCGGGGCAATTCGAAGTTACAAGCACCAACGGCAACGACCCCGGCAACTTTATCATCAACTGGGATCATGTGGCCGAAGGCTCCAATACCTTCGTGTTCTACACCCCTTATGATTTGAGTATTGTTCCCGAATACCACGATGTGCTTGCCGCGCCGTGGGCTCCCATCGTGCCGGGTCAAGAAATAACGGCAAACCCCGGCGCAACTTTCGTAATGATTGCAGAAGTTGATGCCCTTGGGCGCATGATTAACGTGGGTGCGGCCTCTCTGCCCGGCGGCAGTCAGTCGCTTGGTCTTGAAGTGTGCGAATCTCCGACCGATGCAGTCCGTGCTTGCCGCGCCGCCAATAGCGAGTGGTATCTCGTGACCTATCTCGGTGCATCTACGGACGACATCATGTCTATTGCACAGTATGTAGAAGCCGTGGACCCTGTCAGCGTACAGATGTACACCACCAACGACCCGCTCGTGCTTTCCAACGACCCGAACAGCATATTTGCACGACTTCGGGCAAAAAGTTTCATGCGTTCACACGGCCAGTATTCGCTTACTCCTTATGCTGTAACTGGAATTATGGGCTATGCAATGGGTGCAAATACCCGCACAAGCCGTAGTGCATACACGCTGATGCACAAGCGCGTGGTCGGCATCGCTCCCGACAGCCTTTCGCTAACCGAAGTGGACAATATCCAACGAAGCAACGGCAATTATTACGTCAGCCGCGGCCCCGATGGTGAATATTCCATGTACGAACGCGGAACACAGGCAGATGGCACTTGGTTTGATGAAGTTATCAACCTCGACATGCTTGTTAACGATATGCAACTCGCAATCCTTGACTTGCTGGCCAGTCGCCCGAAAGTACCGCAAACCGAGGACGGCATGAACGACATCAAACTTGCAATGATGCCAAGTTTACGCCGTTCTGCATTAATCGGCTTCATTGCCCCCGGACAATGGAATGGGCCCACCATATGGCTCACGGAAGATTATGCGCCGTTACGCACAGGCGATAGATTGGCTGATGGTTGGGATATTTTATCCGAACCTGTTGATAACCAAAGCCAAGCAGACCGCGATGCACGTATTGCTCCGCCCATCTATGTGCCGATTAAACTTGCCGGGGCTATCCACACGGTGCTTGTTCGCATCGATGTAAACCGTTAGGAGGTGCGCTATGGCATCATATACGACTTATGCTTTTGAAGACCTGCATACCACAATCACGCACCCGTCAATGGGGCAGATTTCCGTGCAAGGCGCGGGTGTAGGCACAATAACCTTTGCAATGGCAAACGATGTATCTGCGCATGACGTGGGAGCAGACGGCTCTGTCATGACATCAAAAATCAAGTCCGGCAACGGAACGATTGCTATCGCTTGCCAACAAACCTCTGATTTGCACCGTTGGCTTCTGCGTTTGTACAACTTCCTTGATTCTGCACCTCCGCGTGAATTTGCGCGAATTGGTGTTATGGCATCTTCCCCGGATATGCAAGTTCAACACACAGGCGAGCATGTATCTATCCAAAAGAAAGCCGACAAACCATATCAACAGCAAGGGCAACAAGTCACTTGGACACTTATGGCCGCCAAGCTGACAGAACGCTAGGAGGTAGCACATGGACAGCAAATTATACAAAATCATTACAGTTGAGGAGCGGGAGTTGATCCCTCATGTGGGTGAGATTGACCCCGGCAACCCTCCCGAGCCGCAGTACAACGTAACATTCTCGCGGCAGTTTATGGTTAAAAAGTTCGATGCCCGTCTTGGCATTAAAGTCAAGTTTCTGCTCGTTTCAAAAATACTCCCCATGATTGACATGGTTATGCCCATGTTCTTCGGCGGCAATGTGAGCATGGCAAACGTCAACGAAGAAGGTTTTCTTGACAATGTTTTATCTGCCATTGACCTCGACAGACTTGGTGCAGTTATCGGCATGATTGAAGATAAAGACCTCGACAAACTTATTAACTACTCACTTAGCCACTGCTTTGAGCAGTTACCCGCCGGCCCCGTGCGCGTTCTCAATCAAGACGGCACATATGGGGTTAAAGATGTGGAGCATGATGGAATTTTCATGCTTCGGCTGGTTGTAGAAGCTGTGTGGTGGGGTATGGAAGGTTTTTTCAAAGGAAGCCGCTGGAGTTCGATATTCAAGCCGATGGCGGCTTTGTTCCCGCAAAATACACCAACATCGATGAACTTCTCTATGCCCCCGTTGCCGGAGGGTACTGGAAACAGCATGAACTTTGGGATGGGACTTACACGATAGACGACCTTCTTGACATTGTAGAAATGATGCAAGTCAAGGCCGAGAATGAACGCCGCGCACATGAACAGGCGAGAATGGAGGCGGAGTTGAAAAATGGCTAATGCAATGGTTATGAAGGAGTATCTTGTTGCGCTTGGCGTACAAGATAACATGACTCCACAACTACGCCGTACATTCAACAATGGAAACAGGATGGCGCGGCAATTTGGAAGAGGGCTCGCAGTGGCAGGATTTGCCGCAGCGGGCCTTCTTCTTGCGGCCAATGCGGGTGTAGCTCGATTTGTAACAGGGTTGGTACGTGCCGATGACGAACTTAATCAATTTGCCGAACATATGGGAAAAAGCCGAGATGAGGCACAGCGATTACACATGACCCTTCGCACGATGGGTCACTCGCTGGAAGAAATAGAAGCATCCCCCGAACTCACGCGGCAATTCCAACGATTGCAAGAGGACGCGGCGGCGGTGCAACTTCCCGATATGTCAGAAGGATTAAACCAAGTCCGTGGCATACAGACTGAGTTTTTGCGTTTCCGACAAATGGGGGCAAATGCCATCCAATGGGTGGGGCATTATCTTTTGAAGTATCTTGCCCAACCAATGGAAGCATTCCGTGAAGCGTTCAGCGGTCTAAATGACCGCTTAATAACAAGCCTCCCCGAATGGACACAACGAATAGCGAGTGTCATGGGTGCGATTGTGCGGAT